GTTGTCGATCAGGATGCAGTTGAAGTCTTCGGCCATGCAGGCTTGGGCGGTGGTGCCCGTACCGGCAAACAGATCCAGGCACGTACCGCCCGGTGGCGTTACCAGCCGCACCATCCACCGCATGAGAGCGAGCGGCTTGACCGTAGGCCATGCTGTGCCGTCGGGGAGTTTCGGCCGCTCTTTCTTAGGGGCTTTCGCCTGATACTTGAACGGCCAGAAATCTTCGTCGTCCCATCCGAACTGCGGGAAGAACCGGGACGCACCACCCCTGTCGCCTACGCCGCCGAAGTGTGCTCCGCCCGTCTCGCCGGTGTATCCACCCTCGTAGACGGTGCCTCTCAGTGCCGACGTCATACTGAGTTTGCCACTACCACCCGAGGATGTGGTAACACCGCTCTGCCTGTCTAGTGCGGCTACTGGACAGTCTGCCGCGCAGTCCCAAGCGTCGACAGTTTCCGTGCCATCCGGCTCACCGTACTGCGGCCCCACCGGGATACCGTTGCCATGCGTCCAGATGCCACCCTTACCGCGTGCCTTGTATGGCACCCGCCCAATTTCACTGTAGATGCCTTCCCCGCCTGAATGGGACGGCTCTTTGCCACTAACACTGCCCGACGGGTTAAGCACCTTCCGTGTCCCCCGTAGCACGCAATCCGCCGAGTGGGTCAGCAAGACGTTAGGCGGCCACCTGCCCGTGTCAGCGTCCCACCCTGTACCCGTGCCAGGGTCGTTGCCCAAGTCGCCGTACGCTGGCCCCTGGGGCGCTCTGCGGGGTGATGCGGGCGTGTCCTTGGTGGTGCCCACCGTGGTGGCTCCCACATTCAGCGCTCCGGTGCCATGCGCCAGGACGTTCTGTATGACTGTTCCCGTGAGTGGCTTCCGTGCTACTACGATAGGCTCGTGAGCGGGTTTAAGCGCAGTGCCCCATCCTTCCCACCGGGCGGCGTCGCCCGTGGCTGGAGTGTCGTCGTACGTGACGCCAGAGTGACCCAGACCCATGACGGTTCCGTCACCGCGACGGTCCAGGGCCGCACCGGTTATGCGCCGCTCGTCTGCCGTATACCCAAGCAAGGTCGCGAGCGCGTCCCGGTACTGGGGTGATGGGGTGATGGACTCAATGGCGCGGCCTGACTCACGTGCCCGGCCTTCCTCCCAGTCCCGCACCGACGCCTCTGTGCAGCCGACACGCTCGGCGACCTGGGCACGGGTCAGGCTGGCGCGCTCACGGGCCACCCGGAGCACTTCTGCTTGCGCTTTGGGTGATACGCCGCCCGCCTTGTCGATCGCTTTGGATACGTTAAGTGATTTCGGGAAGCCACTGCCGTAGATCCAGTGCAGGCTGTCGCGAATCTCAAACCCGGCGTCTTCGATCCCGCACACCATCCGGTGATACGTGCGCGTCCCGCCAAATGCCAGTAGGTGCCCACCCGGGCGAAGTACTCGCAGGCACTCCCGCGCCCAGACCTCACACCACGCCTGGAAGTCCGACTCGCGGCCTCGCATGTTCCGGTACCCCTCGTCGTGGGCGCCGGCCTCGTCCGATACTGGACGCTGACCGGATTGCGGGACTGCGCCAGCGGCATGATACCCAGAGCGGAACGAGTCCCAGTTGCGGCCCATGAAGTTGAGCGCGTACGGTGGATCGGTCACGATGCTGTCTACGGAGTCGTCTGGCAGATCGCGTAGCACGACCTCGCATTTACCGGCATACAGAACCACCTGGCCGTCGTAGAACGTCTCGGTCATCGCGTCTCTCTGTCATACTGGTAATGTCAGTCGGGCATCGCTACCTAGGGTGATGAGGAGCCTCCCGGGCCCTCGCCGGGGTCAGGGAGGCTCCTGCCTTATGTTACAGCCAAGCCTTCCTGACGGCGGTCACCCCGGTCGCCTTGAAGGCGATCTTCCCGCTGACCGGGTTCGTGCTGTTGGTCACAACACACTTCCCGGCCGTGAGAGCGAACTTGCCACTGAAGGTGACCTGGTAGGTACCACGGCCAGACATGCCCTTGAACGAGCCGGTCGACAGTGCGGGAACGATCCTGAACTCACCACGCGAGACTTGGGTGAATGAGCAAGCCGCCTGACTGAACGACTGGGACTGCTGCGCCTTGAGGCCGTTGTAGTGCCTGACAGCAAGCGTGCCACCCTTGAATCGCAGGTACCCGACCTGCCCGTTGCCGCCGCCGCCGAGAGTGAGCGAGCCGCCGGTCGCGCCGACCTGACCTGTGGCGGTGAGTGGAATCGTGGGGTTGTTGGCCATGCTTGTGGTGGTGCCCTGGATGGTTTCGGTCCCGGTCACGCTGTGCTTGAGAGTGAATCCGAGCACAACGAGTACCGCCACGACAACGATAGCCAGTGCGGCTGCTACTGCTTTACTCATAGGTAATCTCCTTAGCTAGTTGTTGGTGATCAGGTGATACGCCTGCACTGGCAGTGTTTCATGCGGACACGGTGGCCGATGCAGTATTCACACACTACCGCGAGCCCGCATGATCGACACAGGACCAGCGTCAGTGTGATTTCGATCATGGTGTAGCAATCTTCCAGGTGGGCGTGCGGGTCATGCGGGTCGCGACCTGCGGGTACCTAGTATTGCATACGCAGCCACAGTGCGCACTCAGGGGGGCCACACGGCACGCGCCAGCCGGCTGCCGCCGATGACTTTCGCGCACCAGTCACATGGCTTCTCTGTGACGTACATGACTCCACCGGGCAGTCGGGCCGGGTCGGCGTTCATCAGCGCGTTGATCTCCGCGTGAATTGCGATGCACCGCCCAGGACCAGCCTCATAGTCACTGCCGGGTGCGACATCCGACTGAGCACGGGGACAGGCGCCGGAGAGGCAGCCGGGGGCTCCGGGTGGTGCGCCGTTGTAACCACTGACCACGAGCCTGTGATCCACATCGAGGATGACTGCGCCAACCTGCCGGCGGACACAGTCACCACGTACGGCGACCGCACGGGCTATGCCCAGCGCCCACTCGTCCCATCCCGGTCTCACCTGTCGGCGTGTTTCTTGAACCAGATCCGGATGTTGGCTAGCGGCACATGCTGGTCCGGTTCGTGCTCCCCGGATGGGTACCTGACGGCGCCGTAGATGATGAGTTCACCGTTGTCTACACGCGTCGAGTTGGCCATATACGCACTCTCCGTGCCGTCCATCCAGGTGATCGTTACTTTTTCAGTCTGTTCAGCGTACCCCGAGGGGTTGGTCATACCGGGCTCCGATCAGGATGGTGCGACAGGCGTGCTGGGCGGCTGATTGAGTTCACCGCGTTTCTTTATGAGCACGTTAGCCAAGTCCATCGGTGTATCGTACCCCGTCCACCGTCCCGGGAACAACTTTGTGCCCGACTGGTAGTAACACTGCGCTACGTACTGACTGCAAATCATGTGCCTGCTGGTCGCTATGTACTGCTGCAGTGCCCCCTCCTCCGGGAAGCCGAGTCGGCGGGCAGTGAGCGCCCAGTAGTCGAGGAACGAGTACGGCGTTCCCAGGTAACCCTCAGCCCACAAGCAGACCATGTCCCGCTGCTTGTCAGTCAGGCTAATGATCCCTGACGACCAGAGTGCGCCACGTACATCACGTGGCGCAATGCCCAGATCGCGCCGCCGGGCCCCACCTGGTGCCGCTTCGATAATCTGGGAATTACCCATATAGATGAACGCGTGCTGGTAGTCGCCGCGGCCCGTGCCGTCGAGCCACTGTGCGTACCTGATCAGCCGGCCAACTCCCCCGGCGATCGGCACACAGGCGAAGTCCCCCGGCAGGGGGTTTGCCATAAGCATGTCATCACTGTACCGCGTTCAGATGTAGAATCGAAGAGGAAGGTGTGTGGTTGTCATGCGTGGTCTGCTCAGCCTTGTGGCTGTGATCGTCATCGTGCTGGTGATCCTTGCACTGGCTCACGTGATCTAATCCGGTCACCATATTAGGGCAGCTATGGCTGCCTGTGATTGAATGTAACTATGGGCTCCCCGTCAGGCACTCCGGCGATACGGCCACGAATTCCAGGGCAGCTAACGCCCGGGAAGGTCGAGGCCGCGGTTGAGGCTGACCTGGCCCGGTTCCCGGTTGAGCTGCAAACCGGCGCTCTGGCCGCCGCTTGCAGGAACCTCGGCCGCCGGATCGATGCAGGCATGTCGGCCCGGGATGTTATCACGGCGACTCGTGAAATCCGGACCACAATGGGTGTACTCCTCGCCCTCGCCCCGGTTGGCGAAGGTGACGATGTGATAGACGAGCTGAGGGAAAGGCGAGCGCGGCGGATCAGCGCCGAGGCGGCCGTGAACGATCAGCATTGAGCCTATTTGCCTGGATACTGTAACATCTGGCATACTTGTTACTATGAACCGACTGCCAGTTACCCAGGAGACACAGGCTGGCGATAACGACCTATTCGCTATCGCCGAGGCCGCCTTCCGTGACGGTTACGGACTGGTCGGAGTGCTAGAGTGCGGGCACCCGATCGTGATAGACGAGACCATGTTCGCCGTGCGTGACGGGCGCCTTTGCTACGCACACCCAGCAACTGACCCACATTGTGAGCTGCTGTGTCCTCAGTGTGGCGAGCGCAGTCTTAGCATCTGCCAGCTCTGGCGGGTCAGTGCCTGATCTGGCTGCCGCACTAGGACCCCCGTGATGCCTGGAAGGTTCCCGTAGAGGATATGTAACATGGCCGACTTGATCGCCGTCGCGCACACCGACATGGTGCCCGCACCAGACGGCGGTCGTCCAACCCCGGTAATCATCGGGAATCAACGGCCCCGGCTATGGTACGTGCCGCCCGCCGCGTCTTATGAAGCAGGCCAGGAAGCCGTCGAATTGTCCGCCGCGTCGGGGCTTACCCTCGACGACTGGCAGGCGTGGGCGCTGAAAATGTCGATGGGCATCGTCCCCGACGGCCGGTGGGCCGCGTTCGAAGTCGGGATGGTGATCGCCAGGCAGAACGGGAAGACGGCTGTAGGTGAAGCCCGCATGCTCGCCGCTCTATTTCTCACCGATGAGCCTCTGACTATTTACAGCTGCCACGAATTCAAGGCGTCCCAGGAACAGTTCCGTCGCATCCGCTCCGTCATTGAGAACCGCCGGTCATTGATGAAGCGTGTCAAAACGATCACCACCTCACATGGCGAGGAAGCAATAGAACTACACCCCACCCCCACCTTGATCCTCGGCAGCGGCTCAAATCTAGTGAGACGATCAGTTGCCCCGCGCCTGCGGTTCCTCGCCCGTTCCCGTGGCAGTGGCCGGGCATTCACGTCCGACTTGCTGATGTGGGATGAGGCGATGATCCTCTCCGAGGAGCAGGTTGGTGCCGCGATGCCCACCTTGTCCGCTGTGTACAACCCACAGCTCTGGTACATGGGATCGGCGGGTGACGAAACATCCATCCAGCTGGCACGGGTCCGGGCACGCGGGGTTAGGGCTGACCAGCGTCGTCAGGACGAAGAGGCTGACCAAGACGGGCTTGTGCCACGCTCAACACTGGTGGGCCAGTCGGCAATAGATTCTCTAGCATACTTCGAGTGGAGTATTGACCCATGCCATGAGTACTGCCGTAAGGTCTGCGCCGTTCATGATGATCTGACACAGTGCGGGCCGGGCTGTACGCCAGCCTGCCCTAATCATGACGACCCGGCCGATGTGAAGTCGTGGGCACGGGCTAATCCGGGTCTTGGTATCAGGATCAGTATCGAGCACGTACGCCGTGAAATGATGAGCATGAGCCCCAATGGGGTTGAGGTTGCCCCGCCCGACACGTTCGCCCGCGAGCGGCTGTCGGTCGGTAACTGGCCAACCGACGAGAACGCCTGGGCGGTGATCAGTGAGGGCGCATGGGAGGCGTGCGCAGATCCAGACAGTCCCCAGCGTCAGGGCACAATCTGCATCGCCGCTGACGTTACCCCCGATTTCTCTGCGGGGTCGATAGCAATAACATCGATGCGGACTGACGGGAAGGTGGTTGGCGAGCTGCTTGAAGGTGACCACAGGTCAGGCACCAGCTGGATAATCCCCCGGCTGAAAGTACTGCGGGACGCGGCGCAGAAAGATCACGTTGGGCCATGTGCGATCGTCATCGACCCACGTGCGACGTCTGGCACATTGCTCGACGAAGCAGTTAATGCTGGCCTCGATATCACACTGCCAACCACCAATGAAGTCGGGCAGGCATTTGGTGTATTCAATGTCGCAGTGAAAGATAAAACGTTCATTCACCTTGGGCCTGACATGCAACCTGAATTGCGGTCCGCTGTAGCGGGTGCGGCGCAGCGCGATATTGGCGACGGTGCCCACGCCTGGGCCCGTAAAGCCACAACGGTTGACATCAGCCCGCTGGTTGCTGTCACGCTCGCCGTGTGGGGTCACAGCAAGTTCGGTGGCCGCACCTATAACGTGCTGGATTCGGTCTGGTAGTCAGGCTCAGCCGGGCCGAGCGCGGCCAGCTGCTCTGCCACCGACAGCGCAGCGGCGGGCTTCTGGAAGTTGCGGTTCGCTCCGAGGTCAGCCTGCCACTCTGCCACGGTCTGGCCTTTCCGGCTCGTATAGCACCCTTTGCAGGCCAGCACACAGTTGCTGGCCGTGAATGAGCCGCCTGCTTTCGCTGGGATGACCAGGTTGGTTGCCAGCCCCCTGAACTCTGGTCTGTCACGCATCCGCGTCCAGTCGATCTGACCCGGCTTGCTGCAGAACTCGCAGGCCACATCCGTCTTCGTGCCGTACCGGCCGCCGTACCTCTCGGCCAGCGCCCGGCGCTCCCGTGCGGGGATTCTGTATGACATCGGAGTCCTCTCATAGTTGTCTCTGGGTATCATAGCGTACGAGGAGACTTATGTTGGCCCGATGTTGGCCCAATGGGCCACAGTCGGGCCATGGTGGGGCCTACATGTGGCCCCTCTTGATATTCTACAACGTTTCCGCAGGTCAATGCACCTGTATCGATAGGTCACTATGGCTGCACGCAGGCCCAATGTTCACCCAATGGGCCACAGTGGCGCCTACATGAACGACACATCCATACTAGACTTATCGCGCACGCGTGAGCGCGGTAGGTAACCTCCTGTAGAGGTTAAAACGACTAGGGTTAGTTATTCGACAAGATCATCTACACAAAAACCGTGTAGATGATCTTGTCGCCAGATCGGCGTTTTGAGAGGTTTTTACCTACGCAATCGTAAGCTCACCGAAAGTAGTCTCTTGACAAGAGCATGGGACATGCGCCAGACTCGGCGCATGTCCCATCAACGCCGAGTCGGCCATCGCTGCGCCTGGTGCCGCCTGGTGCGGTAACATCGAATTGATGATCAGCCGAGGGGCGAGTGGATGGCGTGGTGGAACCGTGGCCGTGAAGTAGCTGAACTACGCTCCCAGGTGGCTGAATTTGAGCGGACAATCGGATCTGTCCCGTGGCTCGACGCCAACTTGGTGCCGGGTATCTCGTTCGGTGACGGCGGGCCGGCGCACCCGTCGCAACTAGCTGGCAGTATCGAAAAGGCGCTCTGCCTGGCCCCGGTGTATGCTGCCGGCCGCGTGCTTGCCGACGGCATCGCATCATTGCCGTTGCAGGTGTACATCAACAATGGGGATGACGCGGCTCGCTGGTCTGGTCCGTCAGTTTTTGATAAGCCGAGCGCTTTCCCGAACACCACAATTTACGACTGGATACACCAGGCGATGACATCCCTCGCACTGGAAGGTAACGCTTTCGGTTTTATCGCCACCAGGGACGGTATGGGTTTCCCGACCACCATTGAGTGGATGCCACCGAGTCTTGTCTGGATTGACGAGGACGAGAATTCGCCTGTACCGAACCCGATGAAGGTTAAGTACTACTACAAAGGCCGTTTCATCCCAACAGAGGACATGCTGCATATCCGGGCGTTTACTTTGCCGGGCAAGGTGCGTGGCGTGTCCCCGATGAAAGCGTTCATGCTCCTGGTGTCCCAGGGTCTGTCCATGCAGAAGTACGGGCAGGACTGGTTCGCGGCCGGCGGCTTCCCGCCTGGCGTGTTCAAGAACACCCAGCAGACCATCGACGAAACGCAGTCAAGTGCAATCAAGGGCAAGCTCACATCAGCGATCCGCCGCCGTGAGCCGCTGGTGATCGGTGCCGACTGGGACTACAACGCGATCGTTGTCCCGCCAGAGCAAGCCCAGTTCGTGGCTTCGACGCAGATGAACGCTACGCAGATCGCCGCCGTGTATGGCATCCCGGCAGAGCGGATAGGAGGCTCAAGGGGTAACGCACTAACCTACTGTGCCGATTACGCCACGGAGATCCTGACTCGCGATGGTTGGAAGACCTACAACCAGGTGCAGCAAGGTGATATCGCGCTGACCTTGAACGTTGGTACCGGCCTGGCCGAGTGGCAGGTTGTGGATGCGGTTAACGTGTTCGACGGTCCACACGACGTGATTGAGATGCGAAACAAGTCGCACTCGTCGGTGACCACGCCGAACCATCGCTGGCCGGTATGGATCGATACACAGGCGGTCAAGCGCGGTGGGTACGAGTGGCACTACCCGGCGCACTGGGCGATTCAGACCACTGAATCGATGTACTCGACTGCGCGAATTTGTGCCGCCGCGCCAGGCGCATCACCAACCGAAGCAAAGTGGTCTGACGCGATGGTCGAGCTGGTCGCCTGGTTCTACACGGAGGGATGGGCTGGCCCGCACGGTAGTGCGGTCATCACTCAGTCCAGTGCGGTCAACCCGGCGAACGTGGCCCGTATTCGCGCAGCTCTCACTGAGGTGTTCGGGCCGGTCACGGAGGATCTACGTGTGCAGTCACGGCCGGCGTGGCGGGAAAGTAGCTACGCTGCTGACCGCGACCGGGGTATGGCCCGGTTCCACCTGAACGCGCTTGCGGGACGGCAACTGCTCGCTGCCGCACCCGGTAAGGTGCCGTCAACGGCTTTCCTGGCTGCGTTGACCCGCGCACAACTGGAATTGTTCATCCAGACCACACTGGACGCTGACGGTAACGGTGGTGGCCGCGACACGCTGGCGCAGAAAGATATTCATCGGCTGGAAGCCTTCCAGATTGCGTGTGCCCTCGCAGGCCGTTCCGGCAACATCCGGCCTCTCAAGAGCGGCATGTTCTGCATGAGTGTCCAGAACTCTGTGTGGCGCAAGCCAGCCGGTCACCGCGAGTACATTACCCACACGACAGCCGATGGCGTGTGGTGCCCGACGACTGCCAACCACACATGGTTCGCGCGCCGTGAAGGTACCTGCTACTTCACTGGTAACACCACGGTTGAGCAGAACAGTATTGAGCTGCTGACGGAGACCCTCCGGCCATGGATGATGCGCTTGGAGTGCGCTTTCTTCGGCCTCCTGCCGGCGCGTCGCTACGTAAGGTTTAATGCTGACGCCATGATTCGCACCGATCTTAAAACGCGGCATGAAATCTTCCAGATTGACCGCGGGATCGGCATGAAGCCCATCGATGAGCTGCGCGCCATTGACGACCTTGAGCCGTTGCCGAACGGCGCGGGCACCGACAACCGCCCACTGGAAGTCATTGTCCAGATGGCCCGTACGACTGGTGTTGTGCCAGAGAACGTGTACGGCGGCCCGGCGGAGGATGTGCTCAACCCACCCGCACCGGCAGCCCCCGGCGCGGCAGCCAGCCCGAAGACGGTTGGCAGTGTGTCGCCGCTGGGGCAGCAGCCGTCAGCGAACGGGAAGGCTAACGGGAAGGCCCCGTCAGCGTCGCTAGACAAGCCGCCGGGAGCGTCACAGAAAGCACCAAAACCCCCGGGCGCACCTACCGAGCCGAAACTTACGCCGCCCGGTAAGGCACCGAAGGGGGATGGACTGAAGCCGACACGCAGCCTGGAGGACGTGGCGCGGGCATGGGCTGGGGAGCAGATGAGCGACCACCAGCTGGCCGTTCTGCGCTCCGAGGTGGGGATGTTTGCCCGCCGCGGTGGGATGGATGTGGGCAGTTATGATAAGCCCATGCTGGACGATGGACAGTACAATTGGCTGCTGAGCATGTGCAGGGCTACAGAGAAACCCTCAGAGTATGCCATAATCGATAGTAGTATGAACGGTAATCATCCAGTACGGACTGGAGGTCGATGAGATGGGCACGCTCACCGCTGCCTCCATCAACGATCTTCCCGACTCTGTTTTCGCCTACATAGAGCCGGGTGGCGTGAAGGACAGTACGGATCGGACGACCCCGAGAAGTAAGCGTCACTTCCCGCTTCCAGACAAGGCTCACGCGCAGAACGCCCTGGCGCGAGCCCCCCAGTCTCCTTTTGGTGACAGGGCTATGCCGAAGATTCTTGCGGCATGCCGTAGATTTGGAGTAACGGTAAGTGGTCCCGGAGGCCGCTCCGAGGAGGATTCCATTATGAGCGACAACGTGGAGCGCCGCTTCATCGGGGAAGACCCGAAGACGGCCTATGCGATGAACCCGGGCCTGGAGCTTCGCGCCGAGGACAGCGGGAAGCAGTGGATCACGGGCTACGGCGCCGTGTTCAACTCAGTGTCCCGCAACCTGGGTGGTTTCGTGGAGATTATCGATCCTGGCGCGTTCCAGCGGGCGATGACCGAGGGGTACCCGGGCGCTGTCGCCCGGTACAACCACGACTCCAACATGCTGCTCGGCACGATCGGCGGCCGGACCATGTCGCTGCGGATCGACCGGCGGATGGGCCTGTGGTACGAGGTGCTGCCCCCGCAGTCCCGTGCCGACATCCTGGAGCTGGTCGCACGCGGCGACATCCGGCATTCCAGCTTCGCGTTCCGGGTGGCACCGGGTGGCGACGAGTGGACGGTGACGGACACCAACTACCCACTGCGCCGGGTCCACGATGTGGACCTGGTGGACGTGGCTCCGGTCGTCAACCCGGCCTACGTGGACTCAACCGCCGGCCTGCGGTCGCTGGCCACGAAGTTCTCCGCTGACCCGGAGGAAGTGCGCCGTCTCGCCGAAGCTGACGAACTCCGCAGGTTCTTCGTGCGCACCGACCCGACAACAGGGCGACTGGCGCCGAAGCCGAAGAAGGTCCAGAAGCCTGGCATCTTCGGGCCGCTGGCGATGGCCGACCTTGCGAACCGCAAGGAAGACCCTTACTCAGACGACCTTGGCTGAGCGCACGGCGCTTCATACTGCTGTATAGTTCGTTTTGTCACGCCTAGGCGCATTGCTGCCTCGCCCCGTGGTGCCCATAACTCAGTGCAGCCTTCACGGTGTCCGTCGGCATTGCCGTAACCGGCGGGGAAGGGGGACGCCTGGTGAGTGTGGCCGAGGTCACCCCGCCGCACAACCTCGCGGCAGAGCAGTGCGTTCTCGGCGGAATGCTGATGTCCAAGGACGCCATCTCTGACGTCATAGAAATCATCCGCCCGCAGGATCACTATCGTCCGGCACATCAGATCGTGCACGAGGCCATCCTGGATCTGTACGGACGGGGCGAGCCAGCTGATGCTGTCACGGTCAGTAACCTGCTGAGTAAAAACGGCGAACTCGCCCGCGCTGGCGGCGGCATCTATCTGCACACACTCATCGCATCCGTGCCCACCGCAGCCAACGCCGGCTACTACGCCCGAATCGTCAGGGAGCAGGCGATCCTGCGCCGACTGGTGGAGGTTGGCACCCGCATTGTGCAGCTAGGGTACGCCGGCGATGGCGATGCTGACGAACTGGTGGACCGTGCCCAGGCCGAGGTTTACGACATTATCGAGCACCGCGTCAGCGAGGACTTCCTGGCCTTGTCGGCGATCATGCCTGGTGCTCTGGATGAAATCGAGGCAATCGGAAGTCACGGCGGCGTGATGACGGGGGTTCCCACGGGCTTCGCTGACCTGGATGCTCTCACCAACGGCCTGCACGCGGGCCAGATGGTTGTCATCGCCGCAAGGCCGGCCCTCGGCAAGTCGACGCTGGCCCTAGATCTTGCCCGGTCGGCCGCGGTAAAGCACGGGCTGGCGACAGTGATGTTCAGTCTGGAGATGAGCCGCAATGAGATAACCATGCGGCTACTGTCGGCAGAAGCCCGAGTACCGTTGCAGTCCATACGGACAGGCCAGCTAGGTGATGATGATTGGGGCAGGCTGGCGCGGCGGATGGGCGACGTGGTTGACGCACCGCTGTTCATCGATGACTCGCCGAATATGTCCATGATGGAGATCAGGGCCAAATGCCGCCGCCTCAAGCAGCGGAATGATCTCAAGATGGTCATTGTCGACTACCTGCAGTTGATGAGTTCACCTAAACGAGTGGAGAACAGGCAACAGGAGGTGTCGGATATGTCACGCTCACTTAAACTCCTCGCCAAGGAGATCGGAGTTCCAGTGATCGCGGTCTCGCAGCTCAACCGTGGCCCTGAGCAACGTAACGACAAGCGGCCCTTGCTCTCTGACCTGCGCGAATCCGGTTCGATCGAGCAGGATAGTGACGTTGTGATCTTGCTGCACCGGGAGGACGTTTACGATCGGGAGTCGCCTCGTGCGGGGGAAGCAGACCTGATCGTGGCCAAGCACCGCAATGGGCCGACAACCACAGTAACTGTCGGCTTCCAGGGCCACTACAGCCGGTTTGTGGATATGGCTCCGGACTGACGCCGAGGTAGACTGTTGACGGTATCACGGGACGGAGGGATGGATGCTCACTCCCGACAAGCTTTTCGCGCGATTCGTGCACGGTGTCATTCAGGAGTACCGGCGCCTGGAGGCCATGATTGAGGAAGCCGACGACGGAGAAGCTGGCCAGTCAATCTCGGATTCAGCCTCGGTTGACCTGGCGGAAGCCCCGGATGCACCGGACTTGCCGGTGGGGTTTAGCCGGCCGCCTCACGTGGAGTGATTTTATCGATTTGTGTTTGCATGCGCGGTGGTACTGCCTTACTCTGGAATAAGTACCCGCGTCCCGCGGGCGATCCCCCCGGCGTTCAGTCGGGCGACTAAGCCACTGGGACCTTCACAACTGGAGGTTCACAATGGCTTCTGAAGTGGCCAAGCGGCTTCGCGACCGGCGCCTGTCGGTATGGAATGAGGCTCGCGGTCTCGCCGAGCAGGCGACACAGGAGAACCGGGCGTTCACAC